TAAAAATGACGAAGTCTGTTTCTGATGTAGAACGAGAGCTGATGAAACTCAACATGTCGGACATGGAAAAAAAGATGTTCGATTTGCAAATGACATACCCAGGACAAGATATCGGGCGCCTTGCAGCAGCAGAAATGACCATGTTTACACATAAAATATCTGAAGACTTCATGAAAGCGCAGGGTGAAGATCCAGACCTGGAACGTCAAATTAGAGATATCCAGAATTTCTTTTCTGGAACAGATGATGAAAAGAGCAGAATAATCGGGCACATGGAGTGGCAAAGGTTTGATAAAAAGCTTCAAAATAGATTATCCGAAATAAAGGATATTGACACTGAGTTCGGCTATGCTCCGGCGATTAATCTCGAATGGAAAATTGAAGATGAAAATCTCAAAAATAGATTCGAAAACCTTAAAAAGATTTCTGAGGAAGAATACCAATGGTTGAAAAAGAGAAACGATCAATTAAAAGATTTCAAACTGACAAATATAGATATTAACAAGAATCTTTTCATTGAAGAATATAGATCTCAAGATGCCGGATATATGACCAATAGAGAGGCCGATTTAAGAGTCCAGCAGCAATACATGTCAATGCTCTTAAAAATAGCGGAAGCAACCAAAGGCTTGAGTGATACCGAAAAAAACGCTATCCAGACAATGATCAAACAAAGAATTGAAAGAGAACAAAATACAAAACAGCTGGAATCTGTTGTGTCTGCTTATGCAAACGCAAACAATATTCTCGGACAGCTCTCGGATCCAGATTCAGACATTGCAAAAGAAAAATTATCTGAAATAAAAACAGATGGTCTTATAAAATTATTTCCAAATATCGATCCAGAACTCGCAAGAAAAAAGGTGAGAGAGTCTCTTGGGCTTGACTGGTCGGCAGAGAAAGAATTCTCTGAAATTTCAAAAATAGGAGGCCAGCTTCCAACTCTCTCAAAAAAGCATGGAGAAATTGTTTATTTATCAAACCTTGGATTAATTAATGAAAGATACAAGGAAAATATAAAAATAGCTGAAGAAGCAAAAAAGAGAGTGGGAGAATTTTATAGTGAAGAATTAAAAGAAATGTCGAAATTAATAAAAGCCGAAGAAGAATACCAGCTGAAACTTCGTATGAGAAAACATCTTTCCAAGGAAGAAGATATCAGGGTCGGATTTGAAGAAGGATTCAGAGCGATCAGGGAACAGTCAATGACCACGGGAGAGATGATCGGAACATCAATTTCTTCAGGATTTGACCATGCAGCCAATGCCATGGGAGATTTCGTAACAGGTACAAAGTCTGCGTCTGAAGCTTTCCGAGGCATGGCAGTCAGTATTATCTCAGACCTTACCCGCATGATGATTAAGCAACAGATGATGAATCTGCTTGTTGGTCAGGGATATGCGAGCGGGGAAACGTCAGCCGCTGGCGGACTGCTCGGAGCAATTGGCAGCGGAATAATGGATATATTTGGAGTAGGTGTTGGCAGTCCAACAATGAATCTCGGCGGAGTAAACTTAGGCACTGCAATCCGTATGGCAGATGGCGGAGTTTTCAGCAATATCTCCGGACACTCAAACAACATTGTCAACCGCACAACTCCGTTTGAATATTCCGGGCTCCATAAATTTGCCACAGGTGCCGGCATCATGGGAGAGGCAGGTCCAGAGGCCATTGTGCCGCTGACACGGATGCCGTCTGGGAACCTTGGTGTCGAAGCAAAAACAACAGCGCCAAAAATAAAAATCAACATAACAAACAACAATGTTTCAAACGATGTTACGGCTTCTCAGGACGAATCTCCGAAATGGAACGGTGAAGAATGGGTAATCGGCGTGGTCCTGGAACATGCAGCCAATAACAAAAAGAACTTCAGAACTTCTATGAAGGGTATGTTGAATCGTTAATACTTTGCAAAAAGACAAGTAATATGGTAGATAAAAGACTATGAGCGATTTTCCAAGTATAGAGTTACCGTCCAACATCAGTGAAAAACTGGTTTCTTTCAAAAAGTCACAGAAATCTTCTGCCGGGTATTCAATGATTGCCAATGCAGGAGCAGTCATGAAGAAACAATTCACACTGGACTGGGAGCAAATGACATCTGTTGATAAGGCGACTCTTATCAGTCATTTTCAGAGCAACTATGTTTCAAGTTTTAGCTGGACACATTTTGAAACATCCACTGTATATACTGTATTTTATGAAAATGAGGATCTTGACTTTCAGTATTTTGCCCCTGGATACTGGTCAGTATCTCTTATATTGAGGGAATTATAATGCCTATCGATTTGAACACAAATCAGATTATTGATCAAAACAAACTGATAACAGATAATATTGAACTGCTTCTTATTGAATTCATTTATAAAAATGCAGATTCTGTACGTGTTTGTTTAAACAACGCTGAAATTACATGGAATTCAAAGACTTGGATGCCAGCAATTTTTTCTTTAACAGGAATGAATGAAACAAAAGATGCGGAAATTCCAAAAGTAAAATTAAATTTTTTTGATCTAAATAAAGTAATTATCCCTGTTATTGAAGATACAGATGGTTTGCCAGATACTAAAATTAATATTTATGTAATTGATTCAAAATATTTAGACAACACAACGCCAAAAATTCATGAACAGGCATTTATAAATTCTGTTTCATTTAACGAGAATGGCTTAGTTACTATTGAAATCGGCACAGAAAACCTTTCTTTGATGAGAGTGCCAAAAAACAGGTATCTCAAGAATCATTGCCGGTTCAAGTTCAAAGAATTTGTTGTAAAATTTAGAGTTGGATCCGCTGAAGCATTTATAGATGGTGATTTTGTTAAAGGTATTTCAAGCAACAGTACAGGTGTGGTTTCAAAAATACGAATAGATTCCGGGAGTTTCGACGATGGAGACGCTCAAGGATGGTTAAACGTAACCTCTATTTCAGGAATTTTTTTAAATTGGGAAAAATTATCAACTTATACAGATAATACTTTTGAGACAATAAAAGAAACAGAAATTGCCCAAGTGGTGTCATCTTCGAGCCCTTGTGGATTTTATGATGATGGAACGGAAACAAACTGTAACAGAACTTTCGCCAGATGCAAAGAGCTTGGAAATGAAGAAAGATTCGGGGGGTTCCCAGCTATTGGCAGTTATGGAATCTTTAAATGATCTACAGACATTTAATTGGAATTCCATTTAAGTCGGATGGAAACGATCTCTCAGGGATTAATTGCTACAACTTAATGAGAAAAGTGTATCAGGTCCATGGGTATCAGATACCAGAAACAAACTTAACAGCCAGTGCCTGTGCTGCTGTTTTTGATCAAGAAGTTGAAGATCAAATAAAAAACGCCTGGGAAAAAATAGAGAAGCCGGAAACACTTTGTTGCCTCTTAATGCGCGGAAGAGATTGTAATTTTACAGATCATGTTGCGACTTATATCGGACATGGCAAGATCCTTCATATCAGAAGAGAAACAAACAGTATGATCGAGAGATTATATCCATATCGCCACATGGTAAAGGGGATTTATAGATTCAAAGGAGAAAAAAATGTCAGTTAAAATAGTATTAATAAAAAATCCCCTTGAGGCAGATCAGAATATTGAGAAATGGATTGAATACAAAAAACATGAATCTGTTGAGTATTATACAAATAAAGCAGAATTTGATTTACCTGAAAAGTGTATTGTTTTTATAAACGGAGCGCCTTACGAAAGTTTTGAAATAGCGAAATCGATTATTGTTCCGGATAATTCTCTTGTCAGTATTGGTGTCAAGGTCGAGGCGCCAGCTGCTGGGGCAATTGCTGTATGGGCCGCAAATACATTTACTGGAGCTACATTGGCAGCCGGTGCTGGATTTGGAGCTGCTTGGGGTGCCGGATTAGCAACATTTGCAGTATATACGGCAGCGTACGTCGCCGTCTCATTTGCCCTTTCATACGCTGCGAATATGCTTATATCTGCTCTTGGCCCAAAGCCGGATACGCCTCAGATAGAAGATCAGACCTATTCATGGAACACAACATCAAACACGACTCAGGAAAACAATCCGATACCATATATTTACGGCAGACATAAAGTGTATGGCCAGATTATTAATTTCTTCACAGAGCTTAAAGGTGATGATGAATACCTTAATATTCTTTATGGAATCTGTGATCACGAAGTCGATATAATAGACAACATAAAAATTAACAACCAACCAGAAGAAAATTTTGAAGACATAAGGACATTTAAGAAATACGGAACACTCGGCGATTGGGTAACACCTGGATTCAGTGATATCTATACACAACAGATTATTGACTTGCTTGCTGAAAGAGATATTCCGGTTATTGCGACAACAAGTGGAGACTTTGTAGAGGCTGTAGTCGTCATTTTGGATGCGAACAAAGGTCTTGTAAACCTTGAATACGGGTCTCCTGGTTATGCAACAGTATTTTTCACAATAGAGTACAAAAGAACAACTGACAGCGAATGGACTTACTACATAGAGGGCGACGGGGCAACATTTGAGTGGTCAGATAGAAGTACATCGCCTGTTAAAAAATCAATTTCAATAGAATTACCGGGAGAGCCAGGAAAATGGGATGTCCGTGTAACAAGGACTATTCTTGATATAACAGATAATTATCAATTAAGAAATGGATTCCGATTTTCAATTCTTCAAGAGATTATTAAAGATGAAAGCTTAATTTATCCAAATATTGCAAAATATGGCATTAGAATAAAAGCTACTGATCAATTATCAGGAGGATTGCCGCAAGTTTCTTGTGAAGTTGAAAAACAGTATATTGACGAATATAATAATAACCCGGCTTTTCCAAAGAGAGCGACCAATCCAGCTTGGATTGTATATGACCTTCTTGTAAACAAATCTGATTTCATTTCAAAAACAGATTTAATTTATGAAGATTTCGAAACTTGGGCAACGTATTGTGATGAATGGATTGATACGGAAGAAACTCAAAGACGATTTGATGTTTCTCTTGTTGTGACTTTAAGCGATTTCTGGACAAAGATACAGGAAATTGCCAGAATAGGTCGAGCGGCTGTTATCCGACGTGGAATGAAATATGGTGTTTTTATTGATAAAGAAGAGACAGATGGAGATCAGCCATCTCACATGTTTACCATGGGAAACATCATTAAAGATTCTTTTTCAATGTCATATCTTCCACAAAAGGATATCGCGAATACTGTTGAAATTGATTATACAGACAAAGAAAGAGATTACACCAGACAAGTTGTAACTGTTCATTCTGATAATTTTTTAACAACAGGTGATACATTAAAGACTGCAAATGTTACAATTGATGCGGCTATTCCTCAATATCAAGCAGTCAATGAAGCTGTTTTTCTTATAAACAGCTCAACATTTTTAAAGCGAATTGTCACATTCGACGCATATCGGGATTCATTCTCTTGTCAAGTTGGAGACCTTTTTTATTTTCAACATGAAATATTTAGCTATGATGAAAATATTACTCTTGGAGGAAGAATCGTTGATGCAGGTGAGTTGAACTCTGAAGGGCAACCCTATGTTACATTTGATAAACCTTTATTAATAAACGAAGGTATTGCTTACGCATTTCGCACAAGAACACAAGATGGATCATTTATCGAAAAATATATTTCTGATGAATCTCCAGATACGGAAAATTCTTACACAATAACAACAAATTGGGGAACAGATCTTTCAGACATAGATCTAACGCAAAAGCCAATATATAGCCTTGGAAAAGCAACAACCTATGATAGAATATATAGAATTACCAGTGTTACTAGAGAAAGTGACAGCGTAAGAAAAATAACTGGCCTGGAATATAAGTCTGAGGTTTATACCAATAACGATTCTTTTATCATAGATGAGATTGAAGATTCAGATATTGATTTTGCCATAACCAATGTATCTGTCGATGAAACCTATTCATGGGACTTTGAATATAAATCTCAATTTATCGTTTCTTGGATAACGTCTTTGAATGTAAAAGAATTGCCGGAAGATAAACAAAAAATTGGAGTTTGGATACAAGACTTATCGGAGGCTGGATACCCAACAAAAAGAGTTGGATTTACGACAAATCAATATTTAACAATCCAATCGGAACACTTAACGATTGGAAATCAATATAAAATCTATGTCAATCGCCTTGAAAACGGCGCCATAGACCTTGGACCCAATGTAATTACAAAAACTATTTTAGGAAAAACAGATCCTCCATCTGATGTAACAGACCTGTCTTTGTCTTGGTTGCCTGGATTAGTGGACGTAAGGGCGGAGTGGACGCATATCTCTGATCCTGATTTAAAAGATTATCTTATTGCAGTTGGAGAAGATTGGGAAACGTCAACTTATCATGGAAGAACAACTGACAATGTTTTTAACATTATTTCTCCAGAAAAGGTGAACGGTGATGTATCTGTTTTAGTAAAGGCTGTTGATAAGGCAGGGAATACTTCTGAAACAGCTATAAAGGTAACGCTGGAAGCAGAAATACCAGATGATATCACAGGGCTAAGCTTATCATGGTTGCCTGAGTTGAGGGCCATCAAAGCCGAATGGACGGCCATCGATGATGACAACCTGAAAGATTATATTGTAACGATTGGTACTGTATGGGAGACATCAATTTATCATGGCAGGACTACTGAAAATTATTATCTGATTTATTTTCCTGAAGAAACAACCGATACAATATCGGTGATGGTCAAATCTGTAAATTTAGCCGGGACAACATCAGATAATGCCACTTCTGAAACAATCGAGATTGACACTGGAGAAGCCAGCGCAATTATAGCAAAAACAGCTGCTGAAAATATGAGCTCGGATTTGATTTTCTCTGTGCAGGAGAAAGCTTTCTGGCGAGTGAATTGGCCAGGAATGGATGCAGCCTATGACAACATTATTGCTGAAGCGACATCTCTAAGTATTGAAACAGCGCAGGTGTTTGTTGACTTCACAACAGCCAGGGACACACTGTATACGTATCTGGACACAACTCATGACATATGGGCTGAAAGTCCGACAGATACAAGTATTTCTGGAGATTTGTTGCAAGTCAATGTCACAGATTTTTATGACAAAATGCAGTTAGCAACAAATTTCTTGGGAGTCTTAGTCAATTTCAATACACAGACAATTACTCTTTATCAGAGAAAGGACAGCGGGAACCCAGGGCTTTCTGAAATAACAGATCCAATTAACTATACATTCAGCACGGATACTATTGATCCGACGACGACCATTACACCATGGGAACGAGAAGTGCCCTCCGGCACAGAGACTGTCTGGCAGACAACGACATTGGCAATGAGCCATGAAGATGTCATTGCAATTCCAAGATCCAATTTTTCATGGCCGCAGGCATATACCTCTGGTATGAATTCAGTGGTTGTTCTTTTATACAAAAGATCTGATATTTCGCCGGACCTGCCGACGGTTGCTTCGACTTATAATTTTGAAACAGGAGTGTTGACCGGACATGACAATGGATGGACGAGGGAGATCCCTGAAACAAACGGCAATCCATTATGGCTGACACAAGCAACAGCAAATAATCGTTTTTCAGAAGACACAATTCCTGCCTCTGAGTGGTCAACACCAATTGTATTAATGACAGACGGTCAAGGTGTCTCCAGGGTTGTAGCATTCAATAGATCTGAAACAAGCCCTTCTACACCAACGGGAGGGAGTTTTTCTTCTCCTGTACCAACAACTTCTGGGTGGAGTGCTGGCATACCATCCGGGACAGAGCCTGTGTATATGTCAAGTCGATTGTTCACATCTGACGCATTGAGCCCCCAAGATTCTGTCTGGTCTACTCCGGAAAAAATTGCAGAGAATGGCCAAAATGCAGCAGTTCTCAATTTATATCAAAGAGCTTCAAGTAATCCAGGCACTTCTGGAATAATAGACCCGATATTGTACACATTCAGCACGGATACTGTTTCAACCTCTCTTAACGATTGGGAGAGATCTGTTCCGGAAGGAACAGACAATCTGTGGTTTACAACAACGCTTATAGTTGGCGCAACTGACGAAGTTTCTATTCCAAAATCAAATCTTTCATGGCCACAGAAGATAACGTCATTTGGGTATAATGTTCATCATGTCTTTTTGTATAAAAGAGGAACTACTATTCCAGACGGACCAACAACCGACGCTACTTATGACTTTGAAACAGGAGTGTTGACCGGACATGACAATGGATGGACGAGGGAGATCCCTGAA